GGGGTCGCCAACATATTCTACTTCAATGTTTTTCATGAAATCATCCTACACCCTCAAACCAGAGCGGCAACACCAAGCGATAGCCGTTTTTTACATTATCCACATAGTGCGAATAATCGATTCCGCTTGGGAAAAGCACGCAGCTACGAGCAATTGGTTTGTATGAAATAGATAATTTTGGAAAAACTAGTTCTCCTCCTAAAAAATCATCATTAAAGTAAACAATCGAAGAAACAACAAAATTTGAACAGCCATCCTTGTGGGAGCCATCCATGTTGACATTGTCTGCATGCTCTTCCGGTTTGTGGCCGACCTCCGTTTTGAACAAATTTGGCACACAGGAATCAAGACTCAAACCGAACATTTCCTCAGCAGCAATTCGCACCCTTTCGGAAATAGAAAAAAGAATACCGTAGACAAAATCGTCTAAACACAAAATATAATCACTACTGTAATACCTTACGCAATCATCGTCTTTTGCGTGATTTTCAACTTCTGGATATTTATTTACAAATTCAATAATTAACGAGCGTTCTTTCTCGGAAATAAAATTAAATTCATAGAATATTTTCACTCACTTCTCCACAGTATAAAAAGATGGCGTTGTATACCTGTAGCCTTTTTCAATCATGGTCACACCATGCAAATAATTAACATCTCCTGGGTGTATTACTGCTAAACCTGGTCTTGGTTTAACGCTGATTTCGTGTTGCGGATAATAAAGTTCGCCACCGTCAAAATCATCGTTGTAATAAAATAACGAGTTTATATCGTAATTTACAAAAGCGTTTGGTCTTCCATCATTGAGCTGTTTGTCTGCATGCGGGCGTTGCTCTATCCCGGGTCGCCACTTCATTATCACGGGTGGTCGGACTGATACCTGTACATTGAAAATATTTTCAATTGTGTTCTTCATTTTATGTATATATTTATCTATTATTTTATGGACATCAGGATTTAGTCTAAGAATGATTTCGCTGCTGCACTGTCTATCATTCCAATAATCAGCGTTGTACAAACATGTTCCATCTTCCGAGTAAACGCTTTCTGCTTCATTGTTCCACTCGTTTATAGTTGGGCAAAAATTTTGTATTTTGTTTAGGTCTTCTTGGTCTATAAAATTTTCGATTATATGAATATTTTCTGGACCGCTACCAAAATGGCCCGGTGGTATTTCCCATGGTGAATTTTCAATTGCCGACATGTCAACAAGACTACCAAATTACCGTTTCTGCACCAAATCATACAAATATTGGTCTATCTCAGAACGTCGTTTTATTTCTTTTATGTGGCTTTTATCTGGTTTGAATCCATTTTTATTTGAACAATTTAATGTGTTATAAATTGATTTATCCAAAGAAAAACCATGTGATTTTTTTAATTTTTGCTCAAGCCAGCTAATTGCCTCTAATCTTTTAGGAAGCGAAAACAAGTTCATATATTCAATTAACTCTTTTATCCCATCTTCGTCCGGCATGTCATTTTCTATAAAAACAATATTTTCATCATTCCGAACATCGTCATTACTAAGCGACACAAGAGACTTGTCAACAAATGCAATTCTGCAAAACAACATTTTTGACTGTATGTTTCCAGAGTTTGAAAACAGCTCATTAACCCCAAAGGGTGTCATGTTCCCATAGATGAACTCATCCATGTATTCATTCGACATTTTTAAACCAGCGCCAACTGATGCGTAAGCCGCAATACTCACAAAATGCTCTACTGGGTCTCTGACTATTGAGAAAACTTCAAAGCCGTCGTTATTGTAAACAATTGGATTTTTTGCAAAGTGTCCAGATATGAAAGGAAAGTCTCTCATTCCTTCGTCGTCGTACATTAGCTGTGATTCATGTGCGTCTGGTAAATACACATCAACAATTCCATTATTGTAAAATGTTTTCCATAGTGCGTGGCAAATACCCATTCCTGAAGTTCTGGGTATATGCAAGTGGTACAAGCGCTTCATAAATTTATCGTGCATCAAGAATTCTTTTTTGTTCTTTAGTAAAAAGTATGTTGTAAATTTCAAAATCTAGCCAAATTTTTGACATGATTAAATTTTTATGTTTTTTGCTTATCTTAAAATCTAGTCTTGGTGTTGAATTTACTATCTCAATGCTGTTCTCTATTTTTATCTGAAACAAATCATACAAATACGCATTTAAAATATTGATAAAATAATCTCTATTTACAACAGTTCCAATAATTATGTTTTCAATTTTATTCATCACATCTTCTATTGATTGTGGTTTTTCCACAAACACAACTTTTTCGTGATTTGCAGTTTGCAATGCGAGGTATGAAGTCTTTGAATAAAGAAAACAAGACTGAGGGTTTTCGCAGCCGGACATACCCTCAAATTGAGACAACATTTCATTGCCCTCTGTCAAAAAAAAATCAAGAAAATCTTCCGTGAACGGTTGATTCGTATAGCTCGCAGCGTATTTTAATGTGCTTAGGTATTGTTCGTATGGCTCACGAATCATAGAAAATGAAAAAATGTTTTTAACTGTTTCTATTGGATTTCTCCCGAAATGTCCACAGATTATTTCATTTGTTTTGGCTGTATCTGGGTTGAATACAAATTCAAATTCGCCCGGCAAATACACAGAAGGCTTAACTTTGTTTTTGCATTTACGAGCAGCATTTAACAAGTCGTACTGCATCTTCATTCCGGATGTTTTTGGTATGTGCAAAAAATAAGCTTTTTTATATTTCATTAATTTTAGCCATGTCAACCAACATTTTATTTTTTGTTGGAACCCAAAAATGGGCAGATGTGTACCGCACGCCAGAAATAATTTCGTTAACTCCGTGAGTGTAATTTCTGTTTGATGGGAAAAATATGAGTGTCCCAGGTTTCGGTTTAAGTTTTATGTGATATTTTGGGAAAAAAATTTCTCCGCCCTCATAGTTGTCGTTCAAATACATAATTGAACCATAATCAACTATGTAGTTGTATGTAGGCCATCCACCTGCGGTTTCTCCGTCAGCATGAAGGTCTTGTCTTTCGCCTGGATGCCATTTCCTTAAACCTGGATTTGCTTTTTCGAGTTCTCTACCAAAATGATATTCAATTTCATATTGAACATCATTTACACAATTTTGCAGTATCTGGTGTATCTGCGGAGAATTGTTTTGTATTTGAATATGTGTATGAATACTGTCAGAACCTAGTGGGCTCTGTGTTCCCCACTCAGTTGTTTTTTTGCAATATTCGTATATTTTTTTTACATTTTCCGCAGAAATAAAATTTTCTTTTATAACTATGTTTCCAGGGTTTGAAAATGGAAGAGACTCTACATCAATCCAATCTGAATCCATCTACAGCGCTCACTTAAATCCTGGAAAGAATGACGGAGGGAAGAACGGTGGGAAGAAAGGTGGGAAAAACGGTGGGAAAAACGGTGGGAAGAAAGGTGGAAAAAATGGAGGGAAGAATGGCGGGAAGAATGGAGGAAAATAAGGTGGAAAGTAAGGTGGGGCAACTGGTGTAACCGAACCTGAAGTTGCAGATTGCGAGCCATACGCGTTTGATGCCGTTACGGTAAACGTATAAGAAGTACCGTTGCTAAGACCAGTAAGGGTGACTGGTGATGCCCCAGTTGATGAAACCCCACCAGGGGACGAAACTGTTGTATGCGTTGTAGCACCAGTTCCAGCAGTGGCATTTGTATATGTAATAGTTGCTTGCGCGTTGCCGCCAGCAGCAGAAACGCTCGTTGGCGCTCCTGGTCTATTTCCTGCAGTAACAGAGTTTGATGATACTGACGTTGCAGAGCCGTATGTCGTAGATGCACTGACGGTGAATGTATAAGCGGTTCCAGCTGTTAGCCCAGTTGCTCTGATTGGACTTGTACCAGTAAAAGTCAAGCTGCCTGGAGTCGTGGTTACCGTATAAGTTGGAGAACCAGTCCCAGCTGAACCAGGAGTGAAGGGGACATCGATTGCTCTGTCCACGTTTTGAACTATTGCTGCGGTACCAATTGTTGGAGCGGTTGGAGCGTTACCTGCAGTCACTGAGTTTGAAGAACCAGAAGTTGCTGAACCAAATAGGTTTGATGCAGTAACGGTAAACGTATAAGCGGTTCCAGCAGTTAGGCCGGTAACTCGAATTGGGCTAGAACCAGTTGCGGTTATTCCACCGGGTGATGATGTCGCGGTAAAAGTTGTTACACCAGTTCCTGCAGTTCCAGCTGTGTATGGAACATCAATTGCTCTATCGACGTTTGCGACAATCAAGCAGTTCCAATTGTTGGTGCACCTGGGTTTTGGCCGATTGCAACAGACCCAGTTGTGACAGTGTCGGATGGAACTCCATAGTTTGTGTTTGCTACTAGAGAAAATGTATAAGTTGTTCCAGAAGTAAGACCTGTGAGTGTTATTGGTGAGCTAGATGCTGAAGCACTAACGTCTCCAGGGCTAGACGTCACCGTATAGGTAATTGTGTCTTTGCCAATATATTCAGACGGGGTAAAAGATATTGAAGCTACTGTGCCTGCGCCGGTATTGGTCGCAACGACATCTGTCGGTGTCGTTGGCTTTTTACCGCCACTATCTTTTAGTGCTTCCATGATTTACGCCGAAAGGTCTCCGATGAGCACCCAGGTATCGGCTGCTCTTTTTATCAGCGTAGCACCAGACCACTGTGCGCGAAGCTTACGTCCTGGAGTTGCATTGACTGTCACCCCTGAACCTTGTGTTACAGTGCACTGCCCTGAGCCGGTCTGAATAATCGTGATGTGAGTTCCAGTGGGAAATAGGACTGTTGAGTCTGGCGGAACCGTCAAAGTGTTTGCAGTTCCAACACCCATTTCAACAATCTTATTTCTATCTGAAAGCACAAGTACGTAACTGGCTGCTTGAGCATTTGTCAATGGCTCGGCCAATTTGTTTCTACCTATTCCAGCATCTGATGATATGTCTCCGTCGACGATGGTTCCATCTTCAATCATGTATGAAGTAATCACTGCCTGGTCTGTTAAAACTACAGCAGTACCCGCAATTTTGTCCGGGTTAATTTCTGCGCCGCTGGTAATATGGATATCGCTAATAGCGTCATCATTAATCGTCAAAACACCAGAGCTAGTCATTTCAACATCGCCGGATATGGCGGTTGAAGTAGCAACACCGGATGAGTTGTACATAACAATTTTCCCAGCGTCGCTGTCCACAAGTCTGTTGAGAGGAACAGAATCCTCGGTTAGAGACGAACCAGCAACAGCGCCCGAAGAAAACATTGCTGATGGGATTGTTACAAGAACCCAACCAGAACCGTTGAAGGTCCAGGTCTTACCCGCACTTACGTGAAGGTCGCCTGATTGCGCGTCTGATGGAAAGTCAATCGCTGGCATGATTAAGCCTGTGCTTCCGTCCATGAGAGGCGGGCAAACACTGTCGCAGAAGCAGAACCGATGTTTGTAGCAACAATGTGCAATGTGTCTGGACCGTCTGGGTAAATGCCTGTTGTTG